CCTTTAACGCCGTTGCCGAACTGGCAAAAAGTCGCAATACGGCAACCCGGACAGCAGACGCCAGCCGGACAGTGTCCTCCACCATTGAATCCATTAACCAGCGCAACCGCGAATTCTGGGACAAACGGGGTAAATAATTCATGAAAAACGCACTGCTTTACCGCATGAGCGTGGGCTTTGCGGGTGCCGTGTCGCGTCCGCAGGATCTGACCACCGAACCTGCCGTGCTGAAAACTGATGCCGCCAGCGCCTTCGTGGCTTACGGACTGGCGGGCAAATACGATGGCCCGAACTTCGTCCCGCTGGCGGCGGGCGACACCGCTGACAAAATCCAGGGGATGTTTGTGCGTCCGTATCCGACCCAGAGTGTTCAGGACAGGGCTTACCTGATGGGCGCGGGCTTTGGCTACGTGGGCGACATTCTCAAGCGCGGCTACATGGTGGTGAACGTGGGCGGCGATGCCCGTGGCATTACCCGTGGTGCGCCGGTCTATATCCGCAACGCCAACCCGACGCAGACAAGTCCGCTGGGTGCGTTACTGGCCGCAGCGGAAAACACCGGCACCGCCGACAAGCCCCAGATAAACACCCTGGTCATGCCGTATGCCTTCTTCACCGGAGCCGGTGACGCAGATGGCAACGCTGAAATCTCCTACAAGATTTAAGGAACATCCATGCAGAACATGCAGACTTTTGACCGGGCTACGTATGACAGCACCGGCGTTTTCCTCGTCGGTGAGCTTGAGCGCCTGGATCAGACGCTGAACGAACCGCTGGTTCAGTACACCTGGTCGCGCGACATTGACCTGCGCACTGACGTGGCGATTTATGACCAGATTTCGAGCTGGACAAATACCCAGTTCGGCTCGGTCGGTACCGGCGCAAACCCCAACGGTAAAAACTGGATTTCTCAGGAATCCACTGCGCTGGCGGGCGTCAGCGTCAACATCGAGCGCAGCTTCCGCGCCCTGAACACCTGGGGCATGGAGCTGGGCTGGACGGTTGAAGAACTGGCCGCCGCGCAGCACGTGGGCCGCCCGATCGACACCCAGAAGCACGCGGGCATGCAGCTCAAGTGGAACATGGACATCGATGAGCAGGTGTACATCGGTGATAAAACGCTGGGCGCTAACGGCGTGCCGGGTCTGGTGAACCAGCCGGGTCTCAACACGCAGGCCGCCGCTAAGGTGTGGGCCGGTGGCAAGCCGGACGACATCCGCAACGACATTAACACCCTGCTCAACGCCGCCTGGGCGTCAACGGGTTATGCGGTGGTGCCGACTGACCTGCTGCTGCCGCCAGAGCAGTTCGCGTATCTGGCAAGCGTCATCGTGTCGTCTGCCGGTAACCAGTCGCTGCTGTCTTACCTGTCCACCAACACCATCGCCTACCATCAGAACGGCGTGCCGCTGAACATCCGCGCGGTGAAATGGCTGAAAGGGGCGGGTGCGAACGGCTCCGATCGCGCCGTGGCTTACACTAAAGACCACAAGTTTGTTCGCTTCCCGATGGTGCCGCTGCAGAGCATTCCGGTGCAGTACCGTGGGCTGTGGCAGATTGTGACCTACTACGGCAAGCTGGGCGCGGTTGAGCCGGTTTACCCGGAAACCATCGCCTACCTTGACGGACTCTGACAGCCAGCCCCCTCGGGGGCTTTTTCATGGTGAGTTATGAGCAAAAACGTTTCGCTGCCCACGATTGCCGATTTCCGGCGTGATTTTCCCCAGTTTGCTGACGAGGCGAAATTCCCCGATACGCAGATCACCTTTCGCCTGACCCTTGCCGATCGCCTGCTTAACGAGAACGTGACGGGCCGCGAGCTTTTCCCGTATTTCGCTGAACTGTTCGTGGCGCATTACCTGGTGCTGTTTGCTGCCGATCGCCGTGCATCTCTGACGGGCGGCGCGGGCGGCTCGACTAACGGCGTGCAGGCGTCCAAGTCGGTGGACAAGGTGAGCGTGAGCTATGACACCGGATCCACGCTGAATGCCGATGCCGGTTTCTGGAACAATTCGCGCTACGGCGCGGAATTCTGGCAACTGATGATGATGTTCGGTGCCGGGGGGATTCAGTTGTGAAATCGGGTCTTACTCTGCGTGCGGATAATGCACAGGCGGTGCTCGAAGCGCTCAAAACGCTGGGCAACCGCGATGTGCTGGTGGGTATCCCGTCTGACCGGGCAGAGCGCACTGACGGGATGGAAATCAACAACGCCGAGCTGGGCTACCTGCACAGTTTTGGCGGCTCCATCCGCGTGCCGGAGCACATGACCACCGTTTACCGCCAGATTGCAGACGATGGCAGTTTTAAACGCAACGGGCAGTTTGTGCAGCAGGCAAAAAGCAACTTTGCCACGCAGCATAAAGTCGCTGCCTACAGCGTGCAGCTGCCGCCGCGTCCGTTCCTGCACATGGGTATAGCGCAGTCGCGCGATAAGGTGGCCGCGCTGATGAAGCAGGCCGCTTTTGAAGTTCTGAGCGGTAATGCGTCCGCTGCCGAAGCCATGCTGAACCGCGCCGGAACGGAGGCGGTGAACGCTGCCAGAAACGTGATCACGGCCGGTGACCAGCTTACTCCGCTTGCCGAAGCCACCTTACGCGCCCGCCGAAGCCGGGGCCGCAGCGGTACCAAACCCCTGTATGACACCGGGCAGCTTTTGCGTTCAATCACCTACGTTGTGAGGGATAAAAATGCCGGATCTTGACGTAACAGACATCCTTTTCGATCCCGACTTCTGCGACACCACCTTAGTTGTAAAGCGCCGCAGCATGGCCGTTGATGATGACGGGTTCGGGAAAAATACCGTCACCAGTTCCCCGTTTGTTGGCGTGGTGACGGTAGATAAGTCGCTGGAAAGCCGCAGGCTTGAGGCGGGGCAGGTGGTGCATGGTGCAATCCTGATCGTCACCACCGAACGCCTGACGCAGGGCCAGACCGGACGGGATGCGGACATTGTGACGTACCAGGGGCGCGATTACCGCGTGTCGTTTGTCGATCCGTACACCGCATACGGCACGGGCTTTGTTCAGGCGCACTGTGAACTGCTGCCGTTTGACGGAGGAAACCCTGTTGAGCAGTAACACCACCGGCCAGCCCGGCTGGCTTACCCCGCAGCAGGCCGCGACCGACTATGACACGCCGCTGGACGTGCACCTGAGCCAGTGGATACGGAACCTCTCGGGTCTGGCACCCGGGCGCGTTATTGCCCGCTGGCAACCCGATCAGCCCGCCATTCCCGCTGCCGATGTTAACTGGTGCGCCTTTGGCGTTACGGGGGTTGCGGCTGATGCTGGCCCGGCATTCGTTAATCAGACCGATGCTACCGCCGAACAGTGGCGGCATGAGCTGGTGGAATGCCTGGCGTCCTTTTACGGGCCAGCCGGCCAGCAGGTAGCCGCGCAGTTTCGGGACGGGCTCGCCGTGAATCAGAACAACGACACGCTGGGCCAGTGGGGATTAACTCTGGCGGACTGCGACAGCATCCGGCCCGCGCCGGAACTCATTAACAACCAGTGGGTACGCCGTTACGACGTGATGGTTCGCCTGCGCCGCAAAGTTATCAGCACCTGGGGTATCCAGTCGCTGACTGACGTCCCTTTCAGTATTTCAGGAGATTAAACCATGCCGCAGGGCTTACCCGTTTCCAACATCGTTAACGTTGACATCATCATGTCACCGAAGGCGGCGGCGGGCCGAAACTTTGGCTCACTGCTTATTCTGGGCAGCGCGACCGTCATTCCGCTGACCGAACGTATCCGCCTGTATTCCTCGGCGGCCAGCATCGGCACCGATTTCGGCACCAACAGTGAGGAATACCTTGCCGCCGTGGCCTACTTCTCACAGTCGCCCACGCCCACGCAGGTGTATGTCGGACGCTGGGCGAAAACGCTGGTTCAGGGTGAAGCCGGCAAGGTGGAAACGCTGGTAGATGGCGTCAACGCCTGCCTGGGCTTTACCAACTGGTATGGTCTCGGCGTGACGTATGACGCCGACCGCAAAGATGATGACCTGCTGCCGGTGTGTGCGGCTATTGAGGCGTCATCTGTAAGCCGCATCCTCGCCGTCACCACGAAAAATACCGATGCGCTGCTGGCTGCCGTCAATACCGACATCGCGTCCAAAGTGAAGGCTGCGAAGTACAGCCGCACGTTCGTGCAGTATTCATCAACCAGCAACTATGCCGCGATTTCAGCGTTCGGGCGTGCATTTACGGTGGACTTCACCGGCAACAACACCACTATCACCCTGAAATTCAAGCAGGAGCCCGGCATTACATACGAAACGCTGACCACCACCCAGGCGGCGGCGCTGGATGCGAAAAACTGCAACGTTTATGTGTACTACGCCAACGACACGGCCATCCTGCAGCAGGGCGTCATGGGCAACGGTGATTTCTTTGACGAGCGCCACGGCCTTGACTGGCTGCAGAACTACGTCCAGACCAACCTGTTTAACCTGCTGTACACCAGCACCACGAAGGTGCCGCAGACCGATGCGGGCAACACGCGCATCATGGCGAACGTGGAAGCCTCAATGGCGCAGGCGGTGAACAACGGCCTGATTGCCCCGGGTGTCTGGAACGGCGGCAAGCTGTGCCAGCTTTCACCGGGCGATACCCTGACCAAAGGGTATTACGTGTATATGGCCGCGATTTCGTCTCAGGCGCAGTCTGATCGTGAGGCGCGTAAGTCGGTCCCGGTTCAGGTGGCCTGTAAGCTGGCGGGAGCAATCCACTACGCCAGCGTTCAGATTAACGTCATGCGCTGAGGAAAATAATCAATGAGTGGTTCATACAGTTTTATGGATATCTCGGCCTCGCTGACGGGGCCGACCGGCGTTATTGACCTTGGCTACGGTTCCGCAAACTCCGATGAAGGGATTGTGGTCACCATGTCTGAGGCCAAAAACACCATGACGATCGGCGCTGACGGTGAGGTGATGCACAGCCTGCACGCGGGCAAAGGCGGTACCGTAACCGTCAACCTGCAGAAAACGTCACCCGTGAACAAGAAGCTGTCCCTGATGTACAACGCGCAGTCTCTTTCGTCCGCGCTGTGGGGCAATAACGTCATCGTACTGCGCAACAAGGCATCCGGTGACATCGTGACCGCACGCGCCTGCGCGTTTCAGAAACAGCCAGACTGGAACAACCCGAAAGTGGCCGGCAACGTCTCCTGGGTGTTTGATGCGGGCAAAATCGACGAAATCTTAGGGGAATTCTGATCATGCAATTTGAAATCAAAGGCATTCGCTACAGCGCCCGTAAGCTTGGCGTTTTTGACCAACTAAAAGTGTCGCGCAAGCTGCTGCCCGTGCTGGCAGGAATGCTGGGGGATTTTCAGGCGCTACGTGAGTCGTCAGAAGGCGGCAACGTTAACAGTGCGATTGAAAAAGTACTGCCGAAAATCGCCGATGCCGTGGCGGGTCTGAGCGAAGAAGATACCAATGCGATCATCTTCCCCTGTCTGGCCGTCGTGCAGCGTGCGCACGGCAAAGACACCTGGGTGCCGATTATGCAGGGTAATGACCTCGCATTCGACGACATTGATTTGCCGGGCATGCTGCAGATTGTGGGTCGCGTGGTGGGCGACAGCCTGGGAAATTTTTTGCCCGCACCCCAAGACAGCGAGACGGAGGGCCAGCCGTAACAGGGTTGATGCTCGACACGTTACCCGATGGTGAGGATTTTCTGATGCGCCCTGTCATTGAGGGCGTTTGTCTTTATGAATCCCTCACAGACGGCAAGCTGGACCTCGCAGATTTTGCCCGCATGAACGACTGGCTGGATCTGAAAGCCGACAATGAAGCCCGCATAGCCCGCTGGAGAGCAGATAATGAACGCTGATGTAATCAAGGACTTTCTGATCTCGCTGGGTTTTCAGGTAGACGAGTCCGGCGCAAGGAAGTTTGATGCCACGATAGCGAACACTACCTTGCAGGCGGTAAAGCTGGGAGCTGCGGTTGAAGCGGCGGCACTTTCTGTCGTGGCGTACACGGCTAAAATAGCCAGCGGCCTTGATAACCTTTACTGGGCTTCGCAGCGCACTGGCGCGACGGTCGCCGGTATCCAGCAGATCGGCTTTGCCGTGTCGCAGTTGGGCGGTACCGTAGCGGGGGCGCGTTCTTCGCTGGAAAGCCTCGCCCACTTCATGCGCAACAATCCGGGTGCGGAGGGGTTTCTCAATCGCCTGGGCGTCCAGACGCGTGATGCACAGGGCAACATGCGCGACATGGCCAGCATTTTCACGGGCGTTGGCGACAAGCTGCGCGATATGCCCTACTACCGCGCTAATCAGTTCGCCCAGATGCTGGGGATTGATGAAAACACGCTGATGGCAATGCGCCGGGGCGTTGGCCAGTTTTCTGCGCAGTATACCCAGATGGCTAAAGCCATTGGCTACAACGCCGATACGGCTGCCGTGAGCTCAAACCGTTTCATGACATCTTTGCGATCGTTCGGTGAAATGGCGGGCATGGCGCAGGACAAAATCGGTTCGAATCTGGCTGGTGGTCTGGCAGGTTCAATCGACACGCTACGTAAGCAGGTCATCGATAACTTCCCCAAAATTGAGGCTGCACTGACAGGCGGGATAAAGCTCATCCTCTGGCTGGCCGATTCTGTCGGTAAGGTCGTATTCCGTCTCATTGAGGCGGCGGGTGATATTCGTGACTGGTGGGGAACTCTCGATAAAAGCACGCGCCAGCTCATAGAGATTTTCGGTGCGCTGATGGTTGCCTGGAAATTGCTGAATACCGCATTTCTGACATCGCCAGTCGGGATTGTCACCGCGCTGGGCCTGGCTATCTTTGCGCTGTATGACGATTACAAGGTCTGGAAGGAAGGCGGCAAAAGCCTGATTGACTGGAAGAAGTGGCAGCCGGATATCGATGCCGCCCTTAAAGCCATCAAAGAGCTGAAATCGTCGCTAAGGGACGCGGGCGATCAGGTTGCGCGCCTGCTCAACATCGACCTGAAGAACTGGACGCTCAAAGGTGACATCGCCAGCCTCACAAAGCAGTTTGGCGAATTTGGCAAAATGCTGTCGATGATTGGCGATCTGCTGAGCGCCATCAACGAGGGGCGCTGGTCCGATGCAGCACGTATTGGCAGCCAGATACTTCACCAGGGTAAAGAAAACCCTGACTCGCTTCCTGCTGTGTCGGCGAGTGCCAACAACGCCGCAGACTGGGTGAAAAGCAAAACCGGCTTCGATCCGCGCAGTATCGGCCAGGTTGTTGGTGGCCTGTTCGGCGGCAACCGTCCCGATCGTAACAACAACCCCGGCAATCTTCGACCTGTCAGCGGTAGCGGTTTTCGTACATTCGATAACGCTCTGGAAGGCTGGGGCGCGATGCGCAATCAGCTTATGCGCTATTTCACCGGTAAAACTACCGGAAAAGCACTCCAGACCATTACCGATATCGTCTCTACCTGGGCACCTTCCAGTGAAAATGACACCGGCAAATATATCCAAGATATTTCAAAGTGGATGGGCGTATCGCCGGATGTGGCGCTGAATCTCAACAATCCGCAGGTAATGACCTCGCTGATGCAATCCATGGCACGTAAGGAGGGTTTTTCCAACTGGAACAGCTCGCTTGCTGGTCAGGCAGCCGGTGCCTCGATGCACCAGGAAACGGTCATCAACATTCACGGCGTCTCAGACCCTCGCGAGGCTGGCAACATCATTGCCGATAAGCAAAATCAGGTTGCTGCACGTGCAACGCAGCAGATGAGCAGAGGTAACTGATGGACATACTTTCGGTACTGCTACACCAGCGGTCGCGGAAAATCGGCATCATCATTCCTGATGTGGTCATCAACGAAAAGCACAGTGATGTGCTTGAGATAACTGAGCACCCGGTAGAGCGTGTGACTTCACAGGCCGCAGGTGCAAGCGCTGACGGCGCGGGATTCGTTGCCGATCATGCTTATCGTCGCGCCTCAGAACTGGTGATGGAAATCGGGTTTTCCGGGGGCGGTTCTGTGCTTGATTTGCTCAATACCTCAGCTATCGGCCTTTCGCTGGGAAGCAGCCCCAAAGAAATCTACGCCCAGTTGCTGGATTTGCAGCGCTCCCGTCAGCCGTTCGACGTGGTAACAGGCAAGCGGCTTTACTCCAACATGCTGATCCGCGTGCTTGATGTCACTACAGACAAAGCAACGGAAAATGTACTTATGGCCACGGTCACGATGCGCGAAATCATCACCACTCAGGCACAGACTATTAAGGGGGCGCCTAAAGAAAACATGAAGCTTGGTGCCAATACCAGCGCCGTGCAGGACAGCGGAGTGAAGACGCCTAAGCAGCCCTCTGAGTCCATTCTCAGATCGGCATTATCCGCAGCTAAAGGGCTTTTTTCATGACCATTTCCGAAATGCCGCTCCAGCCTCAGAATCAGGCGTTCAGCATCACGATAGCAGGCAACATTTTTAAGGTCAGCGTCATTTGGCGTGAAGCCTGCTGGTACATGGATTTGAGCGACAGCACTGGCACGCTGATCGCGGGCAGTATCCCATTGGTGACCGGCGCTGATTTGCTGGCGCAGTATGCCTACCTTAACCTGGGATTTTCGCTGTTCGTGGTCTGCGATGCAGACGGGCAGGATTATCCAACAGAAAACGATCTCGGGATCGGCAGTCACCTTTTTATCAGAACGGAGTAAGCATGTCTCAAAACTGGATGCGGCATTTTGAATTACAGCTGCTTAATGACAAGGGCGACGGGATAGCGCTTACCGATCTGAAAGTCACCTTTAACATTCAGAAGATGCCCGCGACGATTTTTAACGGGTTTGTGGGCGACTTTAAAATTTACAACCTGTCACCGGCCACGCAGAACCGCATCATGTCGCAGGAATTCACCCGCATTCAGGTGATAGCAGGTTATAACGGTAACCCCGATGAAGTGGGTAATTATCCCGATCGGAACGTAGGGATGATTTTTAACGGCGACATCCGTTTCACGGTAGCCGGAAAGGATAACGTCACTGATTCCTGGTTGTTGCTACAGTGCATCGACAGCTGGCAGGGGCATCTATACGCCAGTGTCCGTACGACGGTAGCGGCTGGCTGGAAATATGCTGACCTGTTTGAAGCGGGTATGAAAACTTATCAGCCATACGGCATCACAGCGGGATCTGTACCGGATTTCCCCAATACCGTTTTTCCGCGTGGCCGCGTGCTGGTAGGTAACACCTGTGACGTGATGTACAGCCTGGCAAGAAAGTGTGATGCCAACTGGTGGTATGAAAACAATAAGGTCAACATCGTTCCTGAGTCGAAATACATCGACGAGATAGTGGTACTTAATTCCAGTACGGGCCTGATCGGCATGCCACAACAAACGATGGGCGCGGGCGTAAACGTCCGGTGCCTGATTAATCCGGCCATTAAGCTGGGCGGACTGGTCCGACTCGATCAGGCATCAGTTTACCGTGTGGCTCTCAGTAATGAGCAAATCGGGATGTCGCCCGCCAGGCTGAGCGAAAGCGCCAGCGATGGTAATCTGTATGTTGATGGGATTCCGGGTTCGCAACCAGCCGCAATAAATACAGACGGTGATTACACAGTAGGCAGTATTGATTATACTGGTGATACGCGAGGTCAGAACTGGTACATGGATTTGCTCTGCTTAGCTAAGGGAAGCGCGGATCTTCAGTCCTCTAACACTTTGAGTAAGGCTCATTAAAATGAAGTCAGCCAACATCCTGACATTTATGTTTTTTTCATTATTTGTGACAGTAGCGTTGGCTGATTCTCAGTGCGGGCCCTTTTATCTTGGAACGAGTGTAAATGATGATGGATGGTCTAGGATAAATGGTCAGAAGCCCGAAACGCAGAAAATGACCTTCCTCAAGCAAAAGGACGATTTCGATAACGTCATGATGCAATGGATGCTACCGGACGCGAACGTGGGCCGCTGGCTGGGCCTTGACTATGTAAAGCGCAACGGGAAGGCGATCCTTAACGTCGAGGTTATCCGCACCAATATGGATGAGCCGCGACAGTTCTGGACCTATGACTGCAAGCGGGTTAATTGATAGGCCCGTTACCGTGCGTGAAAGTGGCTGACTAGGACTTGAAATAGAGTCATAATAAACTGACAAGAAATTTAAGCAGGAAAAAATCATGATTACAGGTATTGAGGCATTAGCGATTCAGGCTACAGATATTTTATCTGTATCCCGCGCTGCTCAGCAGATTGTATCCCCCCTGGCCGCTGCAAGCAGTATGCTGGTGGAGACTTCTGCTCCTGCAGATCCTGACGAAGTAAAATTTGCACTTGATCGTGTATCAGTGTCTGTTGCGCTTGTTGAACGGAAAATAGCGGAATGTGCTGAGATCATCGGCGGCCTTGAGGATCCGGAAGCCAGCGGGCTGCTTTTCAGGTTGTCATTTCCTGATGAACTGAAAAATAAAGCAGAACTGATCACACTGCAGATTGAAAATCTCAAAAACGTTTTTTCAATTATCGAGAATACGCCCTCCTGGAAGCCTTATCTGTCTCTTGTGCAGGAAAGGCGTAAGCAGGCCGTCAGAGGGATGACAAATCTGCGTAACGCATATCTGAACATTGCACTGATTGTTGAACAGTACACCTCTCCCGTTCCTGCTGTAGACAGCACTGTAGAGGGTGATGAGCAGGAATTAGCGGCTGCTGTTTTAGCCTCCAAAAAGCTGCTTGAAGGGCAGAGCAGCGAGTGGTTGTGACAACCGGAAGTGAGCCCTTTTATCACGTCTGCCTTCATCCATCCCTGGCAGACAATAAAACCGCTCAGGGATATGCCAAAGAGTTTTCTGCATACCTGAATGGTGAATCGATCTCCGGGAGACTGGGTAAAAATGGTGGCTTCGAGAGAAATACCGAAGCCACCCGATCGGGCATTATGAAGATGCACATCAAAATTAAGGGTGAAGGATTCTGGTCTAGCCGACTGTCTCAGGAAAAAAGAACGAGCAATAATTTTCTGGTGTATGTAAGGCACTGGGATCATATCGAGAGATATCAAATTCTGGCGATTGTTACGCCTGACGCGCATGAGAGAATCGACGGACTTTTACCAAACCTGATCAAAACAGCAGAAAAGTGTTTCCACGATTTGAATGATGCTCAGCTAAAAAATCTGAAATATTACTGACTGAAAAATTCCCTAACAACCCGCTTCGGCGCTGAGGGATCCCCATAAATCAGCGCTAATAAACCAGCACCATATTTCGGTAGGTTCTGGCGAGGTGATTAAGAATGGTGCTCAGCACCGTTCGCTTTAAAATTAGCGGA